AGACGAAGCTTCAAATATCAGAAGAATATGGCGTTTCCCGTGCAGCGATAGATAAGCGTTTCAAAAAACTGGGGATCGAACGCGACCTGACAGAGAAGATTCGCCAAAAGGCAGAATCATTGGTTACACAGGCGGCGGTTACACAATCGGTTACACAGGAGAGGCTTGTAACCACTGAAAAGGAGATTGTAAAGGCTAATGCTTCACTGCAAGCAAATTCATTGCTTGACCACAGGAAAGATATTAAGCGTCATCGTGCATTGGCAATAAGCCTTATGTCAGAAATTGAATCTCAAACATTCGGAAAAGAAGAGTTTGAGAAATTGGCGGTACTGATGGCTGCGCCAGACGAAAAAGGCGTAGATAAGATGAATGAGCTTTATTTGAAAGTAATCTCAACCCCATCACGCATTGACTCAATGAAGAAATTGAGCGAGACATTAAAGAATCTTATTGCATTGGAGCGGCAGGCGTTAGGATTGGCGGCAGACGCGGAGATACAAATTAACACAGGAAAACAACTAAATACTTTCATCCTCCCTGACGACCCCATTGAAGCATCCCGCGCATATCAGCGATTGATAAATGGCACTTGATTACCATAATCCTGACTACTCCGCTGTATTTCGGCAGCGCATGGAAGCATTGCAAAGGATTAGGGCAAACCCTGAATCATTGCCAGCACTAAAAGCGTACTACCGCGCCAATCCTGCGCAATTCATTACAGACTGGGGGGTGACGCTAGACCCCAAGCTGGTGGAAAGAAGGTTACCTTCATTAGTCCCGTTTATCCTATTCAATAAGCAGCAGGAATGGGTGGGGGAGGTTGTAGAGCATTGGAAGCAACAAAGACCCCTGCTGACAGAGAAGACGCGGCAAATGGGCTTTTCGTGGCTTTCTGTTGCTACTGCCTGCACGCTTTGCCTGTTTAACGAGGGGATGTCTATCGGGTTTGGTTCGCGCAAAGAAGAATATGTAGATCGAATAGGCGACCCGAAATCCTTATTCCACAAAGCGCGGGTGTTTATGCAAAACCTGCCTATTGAGTTTCGTGGCGGGTGGGATATGAAGTGCGCACCCCACATGCGGCTTTCATTCCCCGATACCGGGGCAAACATCAGCGGAGAGGCTGGCGACAACATCGGGCGAGGTAACACGACTAGTATATATTTTGTGGATGAAGCCGCATTCCTGGAGCGCCCACATTTAATCGAGGCATCGTTAAGCCAGACCACGAACTGCCGGATTGACATATCCACGCCGAACGGACTGGCGAACCCATTTGCAGAAAAGCGATTCAGCGGAAAGATTGACGTGTTTACATTCCATTGGCGCGACGACCCACGCAAGGACGACGCATGGTACGCAAAACAAGTTGCCGAACTTGATCCGGTGACCGTGGCGCAGGAAATTGATATAGATTATTCAGCCTCGGTGGAGGGTGTGGTTATCCCGAATGAATGGATAAGGGCATCGCTTGACGCGCATATCAAACTTGGCATCAAGCCAACAGGCGCGCGCATGGGAGCTTTGGACGTGGCGGATGAAGGGCAAGACCTCAACGCATTCTGCGGGGCGCATGGCATCTTGATCGAGATGGTAGAAGAGTGGAGCGGGAAGGGCGCGGACATATTTGCCACCGTGCAACAGGCTTTTACATATTGCGATATTCACGGGTACGAAAGTTTCAAATATGATGCTGACGGGTTGGGCGCTGGGGTTAGGGGTGATGCTCGAATTATCAACGAGAGGCGCGAAAAGAAAATAGAGGTTGAATCGTTTAGGGGGTCAGAGGGTGTATTTAATCCAGAGGGCGAGGACGTGAAAGGCAGGAAGAATCAAGATTACTTCGCCAATCGCAAAGCTCAAGCATGGTGGCGCACTCGCGTATTATTTCAGAACACATATCGCGCTGTGATCGAAGGCAAGCCATACAGCCCAGACGAAATTATTTCCATATCATCAAAAATCCCAAAGTATCAAAAGCTGATAACGGAACTGTCCCGCCCGACTTACTCAATCAACGGTGTTGGTAAAATGGTAATTGACAAGTCACCAGATGGCACTAAATCGCCCAACATGGCCGACTCTGTTATGATTCAAGTGTCACGGGTTACAAGGCCGCCGATGGTTATTTCAAACTCATTTTTGCAAAGAATCTAATGGCAATCGACGCATGGAAGTACGGCAATCCAGAGGACATAGCTGACCGGCTTATCCAACAATCGGCGTATGACAAGGAGCGAAAAGAACGGTTGCGGGAAAAGAAGTCTAGGCGGATTAAGAAACTTGTTCACAAAGCAATAAATAAATAGCTCAAAAATATCTTTACATATCAAAAACAAGTATGCAATAATCACCGAAATTCAGTATTGGTAGTTCTCTCCTTTGCGTTTCCTCCCCCTTTTGCCCGTCGCGTGATGGGCATTTTTTTTGACTAGGATTTAATACATGACCACAGCAAAGCCTAGCAATCGCGGAGGAAAGAGGGAGGGCGCGGGAAGGAAGCCAGCCCCCAAAGCAGTTATGCGCATCAGCGAAGAAACAATGGCAAATGCCAGAATCGCCAAGGATGGCGGAATAACCAAGCAACAAACGTTTTCAATCCCTACCGCTGCGCCGGGGGTAATTCCCAAAGGCGTAAAGCTGGCGATGGATGCCGCCGTTGCCGACCCGATGGCCTATGCGGCAATCGAATCCACATTTTTCGAGGGGCAAGCATTCTTAGGTTACCCCTACCTAGCCGAACTTACCCAGCGCGCCGAATACCGCCGCCCAAGCGAGATCATCGCCGAAGAGCTTACCCGCAAATGGCTGAAAATCGTTTCAACCGGAAGCGATGAGATTGAAGGTAAGACGGACAAGATTAAAGCGATTGAAGCCGAATTCAAGCGCCTGAACGTGCAATCGGTATTTCGCAAAGCTGCCGAACAAGACGGGTTCTACGGCAAGTCGCAGATTTACATTGACACCGGCGATACCGACAATCCCGAAGAATTGAAAATGCCGCTGGTCGAAAGCGCGGACAAGATCAAGAAAAACGGCATTCGCGGCCTGCGCACGATTGAGCCAATCTGGACATACCCGAACCAGTACGATGCACAAGACCCGCTGCGCGAGGATTACTACCGCCCTGTATCGTGGTACGTGATGGGAAAAGAAGTCCACGCCTCGCGCTTGATGACATTGGTTTCACGCGAAGTGCCGGACATTTTGAAGCCAGCCTATGCGTTTGGTGGTATCTCGTTGTCGCAGATGCTTAAGCCGTATGTGGACAACTGGCTGCGCACCCGCCAAAGCGTCGCGGATGCGGTATCGGCGTTCTCGATCATGGTGCTGTCCACCGACCTGACCACGGTGCTTAATGGCGGTGGTGGCGACATGCTGTTCCGCCGTGTGGATATGTTCAACCGCCTGCGCGATAACAAGGGCTTGATGGTGACGAACAAAGATACCGAGGCTATGACCAACGTCAGCATGCCCCTTGGGAGTCTTGACCACTTGCAGGCACAGACACAGGAACACATGTCGAGCGCGACCGGGATTCCCCTGATTAAGGCGTTCGGCATCACACCGTCCGGCCTTAATGCGTCCAGCGAAGGCGAGTTAAAGAACTTCGACGACAACATGGACGCGATGGCTAACAAGCTGTTCAATCCTCACCTGACGCGCACCTTAAATCTTGTGCAATTGTCTCTGTTTGGCGAGATTGACCCGGAAATTACATTCCGGTGGGAGCCTCGCCGTAGCCTTGATAAATCGGAATTGGCGACTACGCGCAAGACTGAAGCTGAAACCGACATTGCCTATATCAATGCTGGCGTGATTATGCCGGAAGAGGCGCGCACTCGTTTGGCTGGTGAAGTTGATAGCCCGTATGCAAGCCTTGATTTGGATATTGAGTTGCCGAATCAGGACGAAGACGAAGAGCAATTTCAGGATGGTGAACAGGGTGATGATGAGGACGCGCACGCTGAAATAACTGGCGATGCTGACAAGTGGATAACTGTCCATCCCAACGGTTCAGGCTCAACGGGCACACCTGCGCTAATCGGCGAGAATGGCGAGGTAAAGGGCGGGATGGGCGGCAAGTTCAACGGCAAGAACATCAAGGACGCGCACGGTACGAAGCAATTCACTAGCGGGGAGACTAACGCGGAGACGGAAGATCGTCATAAAGCGGAGAAAGCAAACGATCCTGATGCGCACGAGGTGGAGTACAAAGATATTGTTTCGGGAGAAAAAAGGAAATTCACCACGGTAAAGCCGAAAAGTAACACGGCAGGCGCAGTAACAATCAAAGACAACGGACTGGTAAGCTTAGATGTAAAACTTACCGATGCCATGAAAAAGGCAGGATGGAAGCAAGTATCGGTGGGCGCTGGCGAAGTCACAACAGACCCTCAGCGCGGCGAGGTATTGAACGTCA